CGGACTCCATTGGCAAGTTCGCGGTCAAGGTCCAGGTCTGTCCGGGGAACAAGTGGTACGACGAGTATCTCCAGAAGGAGGCTGACTGCACCGTCGTTCTCGACACGTATGATCGCGAGGCCGCCGAGCAGTACTTTCCATCGCCCGCTGTCCAGGAGGCGCTTATGGCAGCTGGAGACCGCAAGGGGGTTTCCGCCGGCTGTAACCAGTGGTGGGACAAACACGTTACCGCGTGGGTGGCAAGTGCTTTCACAGATACACCGGATGGCGCGCTCTGCTACTTGAAGCAGTGCTGGCTCGACGGGACCAGTCCGAGAATTACGGATCCTCGGAGGTCTACCCAGATTGCACGTGGTCTCTACGAACATCGCCATAAGATAGTCACGTGTACCGAACGTGAATTCTACATGCTCAAGCAGCTCGAGGAGGGACCTACTTACGACGTGTGCGCACGTGCTCCTGATCGGTTCCGCGTGGACGAACATCCGAACTACGTGCCTCCTGCGGGGTGGGTCCCGATTCCGCCTCCGAATGGCGCGGCCCGTCCGAGTATTTAAGTCTCGAATATTCGAGAGTAATGAATGCCCAAACGTGGTCGCTCAAAGTCGCGTGTACGTGCAAACTACGCACGAGTAACTTCTGCATCCCTTATGGGTCGTGCACGAGGTGCACGTGCAGCCTACAAGAGACGCAAGACCCTGAGCCAGCAAGTACGGGCTCTGACCCGGACAGTCGAGACCAAGGAGGGGACCAACACCATCCGGAACGTCCAGCTAGCCCACAACAATCTGACCGTGTTTAACCGCACGGATGGTACTGTTTGGAATCCATTCCAGAGCGCGAACGGTAATCAAGACCAGATGTCGGCTAACACCATGGAACGCATCGGGGACCAGATCACGGTCCAACGCTTGCGCATCAAGTTCTTCATTGAGACGTCACTTGGTCGTTCCAACGTCCATTTCAAGTTCTTTCTTGTGAAAATGGCCAAGGGGGAAACCCTGAATCGTGCCAACTTCTTCAAGGGGTCCGCGAATAACAAGATGATCGACGACATCAATACCGAGCGATTCACCGTGATGGCGTCCAAGACAGTGCGCATCAAGAGTGATGCCAGTGCACCCCCGACCAGTCTCGTGGCACTTACGGGAGTTCCTAACGGGGTAGGTACCGCGCCTATCAGTGGTACGCGTATTGTTACCATGACTATCCCGGGTCGCAAGTTTGGTCGTGGTGGTACCATCACCTACGAGAACCAGTCCGGGAGTCAGGTCAAGTTTTACGACTATCGCTTGTGCTGCGTGGCCTACGATTGGTATGGCACGCCACAGGACGAGAATAATGTCGGCTTCGTGAACGAAGGCTTCAGCAAGACCTATTTCAAGGATGCCTGATATTGCAATAAAAAACAGCGTGTGTGGTGACACTTCTGCTCGCGCCTACTACCAGGTTACGCTGGTTTCGACGCTCGCATCCATGTCATGACACCCCTGCCCCGCTGGGGGTGTCATGACATGGTGCGACGGCGCTAAGCTTGCTACCTGACTAATTCGCGAGTCACGTGACCATCTACACGGAAAAAAAAAACACGTTTCACAGCGTGCCAGAGCTCGCAAACCTCTGAGGGCAGCCCCTTGGGTATGCCCTCAGTTCCTCAACCCTCACTCGACACCCGTGCTTTTCTCGTGACTGTCTCCACCAAGGGAGACATTTCTCCTGAATGCATCAAAGACTTGGTCAAGCATTGGTCCAAGACTACTGTGCATGCGTATGCGGTCACTGAGCACGGTGAAACGGGCAAGCTTCATTTGCATGCTGTTATCCTATATAAGGACCAGAGGTCGAGCAAGAAATTGCATGAGAACCTCTGGGATCGCTATGTCAAGACGCACCACCCGGACTCCATTGGCAAGTTCGCGGTCAAGGTCCAGGTCTGTCCGGGGAACAAGTGGTACGACGAGTATCTCCAGAAGGAGGCTGACTGCACCGTCGTTCTCGACACGTATGATCGCGAGGC